TCTTGCATGGCTGAAGGCTTACGGGTTAAGAAATGAGAAGTATGATGTAAAGGATATGCCTGAGTATATAACGGCGGTAGACTTATACAAATCGTTTGAGCGTTTCTGTAAGGACAATGACCTCGATGAGCATGATATTCCTACTTCATCGTCGTTTGGCAGGATTTTACGTGACAAGTGCTCGTTTCACAAGAAGCGCACGTCGACGGGCGTCATCTACGAGACCTATGGTGCGTCACTGTCGAGGCTTCGTCATCCATTATTCATTACCGACGTGGAGGATTTCAAGGATAAAAAGCCCGATGGCGAGAGTTTTATAAAGGACGAAGATTAAAATGTTTATCTATCAATAAATAATATGGAGCAAAGCGATATTGAAATAGAAAAGCGGCGTGCAGCATTTGACATTGCCAAACGTGTGGGTGCGTTTTTGACCAATACGGGGTTTAACGATTGTGCCGTGAGAGTTTATGTTACCAATAGTGATTGTACGCTTACAAGTGGTGACAAAGCCCTCTATGGGAGAATGGTCCACTGCGAGATTGACGTTGAAATGGAGGATGATTATGAAGAAGATTGAACATATACTTATATCGGCTATTGTAGCAATCATATTCTTAGGTGCGGTGATTGCTCTTTGTACGTTCTTTCCAAAAGAAATGTTGGCAATCTTTGCCGTATTTTGCACGATTGCTTGTGTTTGGTATGCTTATCTGATATTAAGCGATATTTTTCATTGGGAGGATTAGACATGATTAAAACAAACGAATTACGTTTAGGTAACTGGTTAGAGTTCGAGGACGGTGGCATACCGATGTTTGTGTCTGCTATCTTTGATGATACCGTCTATCTTGACTTTGACGGTAACGAGGGCGATGTATGGGAAGAAGACGGCAAGGATATGGCAGGCATACCATTGACTGAGGATACTCTTTCGCAAGTATTTGAAACTTATGCTCACAAGTGGGAGCTTAATGATATAATCATCGTGAAAGACAGGCTCAAAGACAATGTTTATAATGTCCACTTGGGCAATACATTCATTCGTGAAATTAAGTATGTCCACGAGTTGCAGAACATCTACTTTACACTGACGGGCGAGGAACTTGAAATGAAATTATAAAGATATGGCAGACATTACAGTTAAGATTGATTCGTCCGAGATTAAGGAGTACATCGACAATAGAATACAGGAGCTAATGGCTGAATATGCGAAAGAGCAGAAAGCACAAGATGTTCTTTTTGCAGACACACAGGCTGTCATAGATGCGTGCAGAAATCATTTGCCATCACTGTTCGCCCAAATGGTCAATCAAGAGGACGATGCTATTACAAAGCATTTCGCAAAGGAAATGGTAGAGCGTGGGGAAAGGAACAACAAGGTTGAGCCTAATCATGCCTTCCCCGACGAGATAGACCTGTACAACTTCTTTGAGAAGTGGAGAGGATATGCAAGATGTTGGAATTTGTTTGGACATGTAACCAGTTGTCACACAATACAGGCTTATTCTGAAAAATATCACAATAGCAATGGGATTGAATACTTTATTGACGATAATCGCTATCACGCCATCAAGTTCAAGGATCGAGGCACGTTCCTTGTGAGTGAGAAGCGGTATCAAGAACTTAAAGCTAAGAAAGGAGAAATATAATGAGTAAATTTATTGAACTTGAACAGTTTCGTTATTCTTTCAATAATAAAAAAGGTTTATATCCATTGTTGTTAAACCTGTCAAATGTTATAGCAGTGTGCAGGGAAGATGATGATTGTGTTGTTTATACCAGTGACGCATGCTTTCATGTATCAGCAGACAATTATGATAAGTTATGCGCTGCGCTGAAAGCGTATAAAGAGGATAATATTGCCGATAAGCTGTGCGAGCTGCAGAACGACCACACATGGGTTATGCAAGCCCTTACAAATGTGCTTATCATGTGCAAAGGAGACAAGACTTCTTTCAATCCCGCCATACTGCTTGATTGTTATGACAAGGACATGGAGAGGCTGTACGGAGAGGTTCAAGGAGCCGTTCGTGATATGCAGGAGCGCATCAAGGAACTTAAAAATGAATTTGAGATAATGATAGAACCGAAAAAGCCATCAAATGTATAGTAAATATGGAAATAAATTTCAAATTTGAAATAGGTCAATACGTGAGACTTACAGATGAATTTCTGAAATGCAATGATGATTTTCCAAAATACCCTTGCAAGATAGATTATCGTTTCTTTGATGGCAAGAACAATGTTTATGTCATAGAAATGCAAGAAAATAAACGCTGTGTCTTAGAGGAAGATTTGAAGCCTTATATAGAGCATCATAATCATGGTATAATACATCAGATGCAAAAGACTATCTGTGAGTTGCAAGACCGCATCGCTAATCTCGAATTTAAGATTGATAACAAGTAGATATAGAACCTAATGCTGCAAGAGTTTAAGAACGACATATACCCACGCAGACTATGGGTTGCTACAAGTTGGGATGAGGTTAAGGATAAGTTCACCTCTGACTACGAAATAAAACAAAGCGAAGGTAACTTTGCCACCGCCTATCCACGAGTAAGGCACAAAGGCAACAGAAGGTTGGGAGTTTTGATAGTGTTCAATATTGGTGAAAGCGATGGTGGTTCTACTATTGTTGGGACTATCGCCCACGAAAGCCTACATGCCACTAACTTTATATTTGAGGAGTTAGGTATTACGTATGGCTTGAATAATGATGAGCATACTGCCTATATGGTTGGTTGGGTTGCCAAGTGTTGTTGGAAATGTTTACAGAAAGAAATATATAAAGAGAAGTAAATATGATAGGAAGTCAAATTGTTATTCCGTATATACCGGCACGTCATGTAATAAATGGAATTGCTGTTATGCCGCAATGGTTTGCCGTGATTGTTGGCATACTATTAATAGTGTTACTCTTGCTGATGATATTCATGCTTATTAGGTTGATATTCTTTGATTGGTGATAGATTTGAATACAAGCACAAATATAAACAGATTGAATACAGAAATGGAAAAGGCTAAGATTGTTTTAGATGGAGGTGTAATGCCTGTAAGGAAAACAGCAGGAGCGGCTTGCTTTGACTTGTACGCTCCCGAAGATTTTATTCTGCACCAAGGCAGGCAGGTGCTGGACTTGAAAATCCGCATACAGATGCCGGGTGGATATGCTGCCATCATCAAGTCGAGAAGCGGATATGCTTCAAAAGGCATGGAAGTAATGGTTGAGGATTGGTCGGGTGAGCATCGTGTTCACATTGATGCAGATGTGCTGCAAGGGGTGGTGGATTTTGACTATACGGGCCATATCGGCGTAATCATCAACGTGCATCAGCCATTGGAATTAAAGACCTACATTCCCAAGGGCACTCGCATTGCGCAGTTGCAGTTCGTTCAAGTGCCACAAATGGAGTTTGAGCAGGTAGATGCGCTTGACAAGACAGAACGAGGCGACGGCGGCTTTGGGCATACCAACAAGGAAATTACTGCCCCGGCAAAGGAGAATGTAGAAAAACAGCCCGTCAGGCGTGGGCGCAAACCTAAAAGCAAGTAAGGTATGGAGAAGAAAGCAATCGTCGGGATTGATCCGGGACTTAATGGGGCCATTGCCGTTCTCGATATGAATGGCAATTTGGTGGAAGTGACCAAGATGCCTCAGACACCACATGACATACTCGACTTTATCCGCAAATATGAGGGTTCTGATTGCGTATGCTATTTGGAGAAAGTCGGTCAAGGCATGCCTGGTCAAAGCAGTAAGGCAACCGCCACCTTTGCCAGACACAACGGACATTTGGAAATGGCGTTGATGGCTTGCGGCATCAAGACAGAAATGGTTTTGCCTAACCGCTGGGAGAAGAGTTATTCTCTCGGCAGCAGCAAGGGGCACAGCAAGACCGAGTGGAAGAATATCCTGAAGACAAAGGCGCAGCAGTTGTTCCCGAACGTAAAGGTTACGCTGGCACTCGCAGATGCGCTATTGATAGCAGAATACGCAAGGAAACAAGAGTTAGGAGAAAGATAATTTTTTTAATCAGTAAAAAAATGAAGAAGTACATTGGAACAAAAGAGGTACAAGCCACGCCTGCAATTCGTAAAGGTGGCAAGGTGTATTTACCAACAGATGCAATCCCTAAGACTATGGAGAAAGTCGAGGATGGCTACAAAGTAGTTTATGAGGATGGCTATGAGAGCTGGTCACCTAAGGAAGTGTTTGAAAAGGCTTATAAGCCTGCAGACACGTTCCTTGATAGGCTGAACATTGAAGATGCAGAGTTGGCAGAGCGATACGAGAAGTGCCATACTTTCGTGGAGTCCTGCAAGTTCAGAGAAACGGTAAAGGAGGATTATCCAGCTTTTCTCCTGTATCTGCAGCGTGAGGCAATGGGAAGCTATCTCGGTTCGCTCAACAACCGTATTGAGTATGCCAATGGAGCTAAGCAGAGGCCTGATACACTGTACAACTTTGGCGATGCCATTCAGGCGTTGAAGTTCGGCCTTGTTGTTCGTAGAAGGGGTTGGAACGGCAAGAACATTGTGGTGTTCAAGCAGGTTCCTGCTCATATCACAGGTGAGGTAATCCCCAAGATGCAGTCGCTGCCCCAGAGTGCAAAGGAACTGATTGGCAAAGGCAGGAACTTCATCGACTACACAAGCCAGTGCCTTATCTACAATCGTGACACAAGCAAGGCCGACAGCTGGACACCATCTATCTCGGATGTGTTCGCAGAGGATTGGGAGTTGGTAATGGAATAAAATGGGAACGAAAGTAATAATATTCATAGCGTGGATATTACTCACGCTTGGTGTTGTCTCATTGGGTACAACAATGATGACACTACCCGATACGCTTGCTAACATTGCAGGGGTATTCGTTCTCACCCTTTGGGGTGTTCTCTCGTTCAAGACAAGATGTTTTGTGAAAGTAATCAGTATTATCAATAAATTCAAAAACAAGAAAGACAATGAAAAGTAAATTTGTGTTAGGCATTTTAATGTTCGTGTGTAGTTTATTCAGCCTTACCTCCTGCACGGAGAGAATTGACGCTGGTAGTGAGGGAATCCTCGTTAATCTGTACGGGTCTGACAAGGGAGTGGATGATGTTAGCCTCTGCACCGGCCGTGTGTGGTACAACCCTTTCACAGAGGATGTGTACGAATATCCCACATACGTTCAGACGGTGGATTATCCTGCCTTTACTATCAATGCGAAAGATGGTAGTGAGTTCAAGATTGACCCTACTATCTCTCTCAAAATCATTGACGGCAAAAGTCCATACGTATTCAAGAAGTATCGTAAAGAGTTGTCCGACGTTATCAACGGGACGCTATACAACTATGTGCGCGATGCCTTCCGTATTCAGCTTAACAAGTACACAACCGACGAGATTGTAAGCAACCGAGATTTAGTAGAAAAATCCATCGAGAAGTATCTGTCTACAGCATTGCTCAAAGAGAATTTTCATTTAGAGCAACTTACATCCGGCTTGCAATATCCAAAGACTATCGTGGAATCGGTAAACGCCAAAAATAGGGCTGTTCAAGAGGCCATGCGTGTGCAGAATGAGGTTAAGGTGGTACAGGCAGAGGCACAGAAGAAGATTGTAGCTGCCGAAGCCGAATATAAGGCAAACGAACTGCGCACAAAGGCTCTTACCCCTGCGGTGCTCGAACAGATGTGGATAGAAAAATGGGATGGCCGTCTTCCCCAGTACGGTACGGTGCCGTCTATCTTTAGAGACATCAGTAAGCACTAACAAATCTGGCCTCGGACGCTGAGCCATTTAATCAGCGTCCTTAAATATGACATCAAAAAAAAATATAGTGATAGAGCGATGGTAAAGGAAGAATTAGTACAGAGAATTTCAAAGGGAGCAGGTATCTCTTTGATTGCGGCAGGAAAGGCTGTGGAGGTTTTCATGGAAAGCGTTGGTGACGAGCTGGCCGATGGCGGCGAGGTTATACTTCGTGGCTTTGGTACGTTCAAACCCGTTCAGCGTGCGGAGAAGCTGGCACGCAACATCGGTACGGGAGAAAAGGTCATTATCCCCGCCCACAAGGAGGTGAAGTTTGTTGTTGGCAAGGAGTTGAAAGACAAGGTGAAGTAAGAAACAAGGGAGGAAGAAATATGGAAATGCCACAAGGAAGAAAGATAAGGGTCGGTAATTTTGAAATATTAAAGTACACCAAGACCCTGCCGAAGAAACAACTGAAGGCTATGCGTGATGCCGCAGGTATTCCGGCAGACGTGCAGAAACATTTGCATCGTGGAGGTTTACCTTTTATCAAGGCATCAACAATCAGTGGCTCATGGTCGGTAGAGTGGATATGCGGCTCAACGATGTTCAATGCCATCAATGAGATACCCGTTGCCGTGGATGACAACAACATTCCACAATATTATGGCAATGGCTACAAGAATCTGTATGCCATATTGGTTGCCATGTTTGCCGATACAAGCACTGTAGGTGATATGGAATACCAAGTCTCCAAGCATAAACTGCTTAATGAGTATCTTGAGCGTGCAAGTGAGGCCATGAAACAGGAACCGACCGAACAGGAACAGAAAGAGAGCGAGGAAGCGGCAGATGAGGTGTTGCAGACAGAACAGCACAAGGCTATGTTGCTCGATATGGGGAAGGAGGTAGCCAATGACGGACAGAATGATTGAGCAGCTTCAGGACTATGCCAAGTTGCAGGATGCACTTATCCTCATTCATCAAGCATTGGAGACAAGGGAGCCGAAAGATCACCTGCTGACGTTCAATGACAGCTGGAACGATGAGATGGTGAGCGATATTTTGGAAATGATTGCAAAAAGATAATAACCAAATGGAGGGCGCACTTAGGATGCGTTCTCTATTCAGAACATGATTAAACAATGATAAAACTGAAAGACCTTTTCAAAAACAAAGACAAATTAGACACTGCGTCTGAATCAAGAATAGATAGGTTAACGGACAATGTAGAATTACTCAACATTATGAAAGTGACTGACATTGTCCAAAATAAAAAAAGACAGATAGAAGAAATATGTAACGTATTGTATATCCTTGAAAATGAGGACAGACGCATACATATTCGCACGCTTGGTTCTGCAAGTTGGGACAAGAACGGAGAATGTACTATCGCAAGCGACTATGAGTTGATTATTAAAGATGCTCTTTTGAAGATTAAAGCCAGAATAGAAAATGAAATTTTAGAATTGTAAACACTCTGCTATGGATATAAACAACGCAGAAAAAATAAGCAAGCTGCTAAAACAGCGCGGCTGCATAGAACAGGTTACAAGATTGATTAGCGACTGCAATCTGAGCGTGAGCGTGTCGGCAAAGCGAGGGAACGAAGTAAAGTTTGTTTTTCTCGACAAGAAGGCCGTAAATAATATGCTGCAAGTGCTGTCTGATATGGATGAAAGGATTATAGAAGAAATTAAGACTTTGTAAAATATGGAAGAAATCAAAGACGGGCTGCGCTACAAGCATGGCGACATTGACTGCTGGACTGCAATGGAAGCGGCCTTTGGTAGGGATGCAGTAATGACATTCGATAGGCTCAACGCTTTCAAGTATATATGGCGTAGCGAGCATAAGGGAGGTGATGCCGACATAAAGAAGGCTATAACATACCTAAACCACTACCTAAAGCTATCAAAAAAAAGAAAGTCAACGTATAGTAGATAACGTGTGAAAGTACAGTTATGCCAGACAATATAGAGAGGTCACGCTCAATTACCTTTGCTGTGAAGCGTCAGCAGGCGCAGTTAAACATGGAAAGCCACGTGAACGAAATTCTGTTCAAGGTGGCCAAGGACATTGTAAACATGTCTAAAAGGTATCGGAACAAGAAGAGGATAACCAACTACAATAAGTTTTCTTCTGATGCAAGAGCTATCGCAAGGAGAGCTGAAGGGAGCATAGAAAGTTACGTGAGGGCCTATGCAAGGGCTTCGGTAAAGGTGCTTGGCATGGAAAGCACTACCGTGGTAGACGAGTATCTCAAACAAGAGGTCTTCGGTGCAACGTTTATGGCTCGCAACAGAAAATACATAAAACAGTTTGCAGATGACATCGCACGCATGGTGAAGGCGGGCATATCAATGGGC